AGCAAATGCTGAAATCACATTTGTATTTAGACATTGTGTCAAGTTGCTACCAGAGCGTTTTTTTGATATTTTGTATAAGAATAACGACATTTTTAATGATGATTCTGAAATTAATACAGAATTTTTACCAGGTGTGGTTTTCAAGCAATTATGGAAATGTGATATTAGTGAAAGCACTAGAGAGACCATTTGGAAATATTTACAATTGATTTTATTTTCAGTGATAGGTTCAGTACATAATAGTGCCGAGTTGGGAGACACTGCGAAACTATTTGAAGCCATTAATGAAGACGAATTAAAAGGCAAGTTATCTGAAACTTTAGAGAATATGCAGTCAATATTTGAAAATTTTTCTTCACCATCTTCTGATACTAATGATGCTAATGAAGATTCTTCTAATAAAGATACAGATGCTGGGGCTAGTATGCCAAATGTAGAAGACCTTCATAAACATATTAATAGTATGATGGAAGGCAAATTAGGAAAATTGGCAATGGAACTAGCAGAAGAAACTGCGTCAGAGCTTGACCTTGATATAAATGAAACGAAAGACGCCAAAGATGTATTTCAACAACTCTTTAAGAACCCGGGTAAGCTAATGAACATGGTAAAAAACATTGGTGGGAAGATTGAAGGCAAAATCAAGTCAGGTGAAATCAAAGAGAGCGAGTTGATGAGTGAGGGTATGGACTTACTAAACCAAATGAAGAATATGCCTGGAATGGGGGATATGTCCAAGATATTTAGTCAAATGGGTATCCCGGGTTTAGGAAAGAATACAAAGGTGAATATGGGAGCAATGGAAGCGCAAATGAATAAGAATATGAAGTTGGCAAAGATGAAGGAGCGCATGCGTGCCAAGGCTTCTGCTCCAAAGACAAATACAAATGTAGAACCTGTAAAGCCAGCTTTATCTGAAGAGGAACTTATCAAAATCTTTAGCACAGGTGAGAAGGTGGAACGAAGTCCTAGAGGAGTTAAGCCTACTAATACAAATGTTATAAGTAATCCTTCTACTCCTTTAACAAATGAAAAGAAGAAGAAGAAATCCAAGAAATAATGTTATTATAATATAAACGTTACCAAATGAAGACAAGATATAATAGGAAAACCTCTAATACAATAAAAAAAACAAAAAACAAAACATTAAAAGGCGGTATATCATTTAGCTTTAATAGGACACCAAAAACGACAACAGAAGTTTTAACAGATTTTCATAAAAAAATAGGAAATATAAAAATAAAGGACATTGAACCAAATTTTTTAACAAATATAGACAAACTAAGAGAGAGAAAGGGTGAATGTATACCAAAGTGTCTTGCTGCTGGCGAGGATGAACTCACGCGTAAACAAATGAAGTCAATGATAGAGAGTAAATCATTTTACGAATGGGGTAATGTTTGTGGCAATGGGTTTAATATTAAAAAATGTAAAGAGTTCTTACATACTTACAAGAAGTTAGATACGTACAGTAAATATATCCAGGTGTTAAATGATAACATTCAGCACCATTTTGATAATATAACTGAAGAACTTAATAAAAATATTAATAAAAATGATAATTCAGCGCTTTTAAGAGCAGCTTTTATAAAGTCTAAGTCATCTTCTCAGTCACAAAAGTCGCAAAGGTCTAGAAAATCTAAATCGTCATCTAATAAGAGCAATTCAGTATTTAGTCCATTATCTAACTCTAGTGATTACAGTTTCAAATCAACAAACTCTCGTCTTTCGGCACTTTAGTTTGGCATTTTAGGAAAAAATAGTGTATAATAAATACAATATATTTTATTATACAATTTTATAAGAAAAGTATATATATAATGACAACTCCATTTTGGTCAAATGAACCGACAATAATATTTAATAGTGAAACTATTTTGCAAGTCTGGCCTCAACCAACCATGTCTTTTGAAGCCAAGTTGAATGCGATTAGTCGCTTGGTTATAGTGTTATCTATTATTGGCTTTATATTTACAGTGAAGCATCATTTCATTGTAATTGGATTAATCACATTGGCTATTATTTTCTCATTTTACAAATACAGAAAGCAGACCATTGTTGCTAACATGAAGGAGAATTTTGCTAATCAAGATTCAACACAAAAGAAGAACAATAAACAGGGGAAAAAGATTACCCCAACATCATTCACAACTAATCCTTTAACATTGGAGTCCGTGTTGCGCTCTGAGTTTCATCCAACAACAAAGCAGAACCCCTTTGGAAATGTATTGCTAACCGATATTATGGACGACCCTGAGCGCAAGGCAGCAGCACCCAGTTTTAATCCGGATGTATATGAGGACATTACAAGTGCTGTTAAGAAGCAAACCCAGATGCTTAACCCGACGATTAATAGTACCAATAAGCAACTATATGGCGACCTTAAGGACAATTATGATTTAGACAATTCTATGATGCGATTCTATAGTACAGCCAACAGTCGCGTGACGAATGACCAAGGGGCTTATGGTAGTTGGTTATATGGAAATATGCCGTCTGCTAAGGAAGACACTCCTGAAGGTAACCTACAAAGATATAAGGACAATTATCGTTATACGCTTACATAAAACAATTGACCTTTTTCTTTTTTTCATTATAAATCCAAATTTCATATTTATACCCCATTTCTTTAGCAGCATTCTGTTTTAAAAATATATTATGTTCATTTTGTTTAGCAGTCCAAACAGATTTAACTTCAACGCAACGATTTTCTGTAGGTATAAATATATCTACATAATGTCTATGTTTTTTACCTAATCCATCAGTATACCATATTTCAGGAACATTTTTACAACCAGTAATTATATTAGTTTCATCAATGTTTTCATTTATAATTAATTCATCTAAAGCATATTGTTCATCACCTTGAACTAGTATAATATTTCCAGAAGGAAATATGTATTCTTTAGACTTGTAATTACTTTTTATATTTTTACTCAAAACTTCAGAACATTGCATAGGATATTCTACACCTAAATTTTTTAAATTTGTATCCTTAACCTTATCCTTAATTTTTTGATTTTGAGATGGATATTCGACTCCGTAATTTTTTAAACTTGTTTCTACCTTTTTATTTTTAATGTCTTGATTTTGTGATATGTTTTTAACTCCATATTTTTCTAAAATAGTAGCGTTATATTTTTTCTTGAATACATCACTTTTATAAATATATTCAACTCCATATTTTTCCAAACATGTTTTTTTTAATTTTTCTTGTGTTTTTTTATTCTGCATAGGATTTTCTACACCATAATTTTTGAAACAAGCAGCCTTTATTTTATCTTTTATTATTTTAGATTGAAAACACCATTCAACGCCATATTTTTGTAAATTTGTAGCTTTAATTTTCTCCTTAACTATTTCACTATTCATTGCTGTTTTTACACCATATTTTTTAATAAAAGTGTTTTCTCGCTTTGATACGGTGATTTTGATTAAACATTCTTTACAATAATAGCTATTATTATCTACTATTTCTCTAAAAGATTTTACAAATAAATTATTACAATTATCGTTTTTACATTTACCTTCAATTTTAGTATCTCTTCTAACAAGTTCATTCGAATAATCTCTACATAGTTCAATACCATGTTCTCCACAAAACTTTTGTAAACTGTCATAAGAATATTTCAGTTGCGTCATTATATACTATATATACTATATATAGAAGATATTCCTAAACCATTTAGAAATAAAATAATATAATTTAATAAAATGGAATCAAAATTTAATTGTGAAAAATGCATGTTTAAATGTAATTATTTGTCTGAATGGAATGAGCATATAATATGTAAAAGGCATACTGGGGAAAAGAGAAAGACAAGGAGCGACAAAACTTTAGATGAAAAATGCGAATTTTGCGATTATAAACCAACTAAAACTACAAATTTAAAGTTACACTATTTGAATAAACACGCTACAAAGGAGGAAAGACAAACTGGGTTTAATTTTTATTGCGAGAAATGTGATTTTGGCTGTTTTGTAAATATTTTATTCCAAAGACATTTAGAAACACAAAAACATTTAAATTAAATTATTCTTTTTTATTTTTATTGTAGTAATATATAAAATGGCACACGTTTCAGATTTTACATTTAATACAATGGGCAGAATAGGCAACGACGAATGCTCGCAAGATATCAACTCAATCCAGAATTCTCAGTCTTGCTCCTATTTGCTCCAAAATTACTTTACATCGGATTGTAATATGTCAAAGGCAATGCAATTGGCTACAACCCAACCAGGAATTATTTATTCAGGCAGCATGGGTTCGGATATGTGTGGATCGAATATTGATGCCAGTTCTCAGCTCCTTATTGGTTCTATTCAAACTGCCCCTAAGGCCAGAATAGACTTATTTCAGCGACCGTTTGCCACTGTACCTTATTTAGGAAGAGGCGCAGTGGACCCTATTTTGGAGGCCCAAATCCAACAAGGAGAATCTGTTACTAACAAGCGCTCTATAACCAAGTTGACAGAGAAGAGTCATCTTAGATACAGAACAACTCCTTTGATTCCTGAGATGCAAAAAACAGTTCAAAATCCAGATAATATAATAGAGGCAAATGCGTCGCAAGGATGGATAAGAGGAGGTGTTCCATCTAGGGAACTAACAAGAGACAGAGATATGTATACTAAACAGTAAACAGTAAACAGTAAAATAATATAAAGGTTTTTGAATAATAATTACTATAAAATGTACAAGACAGATTTTATAGTAAAATATAACACTATTGAAAATGAGTTATTACAGCTTTTAGAGAAGGATAATAAAAAATTAAATAGCAATGTTGAAGCTAATAATGTAAAAGGAGTTGATGATAATAGCGATGAAGAAGATTACAAGTATACAAAGGCAGATATTTTAAATATTTGTGACAAGTTATATAGAGACGAACTTATTTCTGTATTTGATGCTGAAAGCATAGAAGACCCTAAACTAGAGAAAGGAATGTATTTATTATTTGAAAAATTACAAAATTATGAAATATTTAATCACTTTTTACAGGATGTAGGAAAAAATTTTATGGATAAAACTAGAGTAAAAACAGAAGAAGAATTATTCCACTTTAAACAAAACTCGGACTATTTCATTTTTATTACGATGTTTAGTCAACAAATGTTTTACATGACACATCAGTTCATTTGTAAGTTGTTAGTAGATGGGATTGTTAGTAATGAACTAATTGAACAAATGAATGTGGTAATTTTAACAGTTATTACACATAGTTAACAATAGAATCTAGACAAAATAAAATAATATTATTATATAATAATAATTATTAATGGCTTCTACACGAAATAGAAATACACCCGGAAATTATTGCCAAGACCAAAGACAAAATACACAAACTGAATCATGGCAATTATATACAAATGGCGCAAATGGTCTAGCATATGATAGTCGTTTGGCAGGCAATGGTCTTAACCCGGGTCAGATGCCTTGGTCTACATTGTCTTATAACCCAGTTGATATTGAAACTTTTTTATTTGGAATAGGTTCAACTAATTTGGTAGACCCTGTAAAACCGTTGAAACCTGAATTAAAATGTCTATCAAGTGCGAATGTGTTTAAGAAGCAGGATATAATTATGCCTGTAACTTTGGCAGTTTCCAAGACACAGAGACCATTTCCTATACCATAATCAATATACAAGTAAAAAAATAAAATATAAATATTTAAAGTAGTATTTATATTTTAATTTTATTTTAATTATATAAGATACTATGTCATATTCAAACAGTTATTCTAATTATTTAGGAGCTAATCGGTGTTGTAATAATAATTCAGCTGGACCACAGGGGGCACAAGGTGCTCAAGGAACCGGTGGACCAATTGGCCCAAAAGGTCCCCAAGGTTCAACAGGGTCATACAGGCGTCTATGATATCCAATTTTCAGCCCAATTTACAAAAACAGGTGGTAGTGATAATTATAATATATGGCTATCTATTGATGGCACTGGCGTTACAGGTACTAATCGAATAAACACATTTCCGGCGGGGACTTCGGCACATGTGCCTTCGTGGAATTATATTCATAAGTTAAATGCAGGTCAATATGTAGAATTATCATGGTATTCAACTGATACATCATTATATTTGCCATATTATGGCGCGACTGCGTATGGCGCAGTTCAAGTGCCAAGTACTCCGTCAGTAATTGCGACAATACAATCTATTTCTCAGTAAATATTCATTTTTTTAAAAACAACAAATTAAATAATATAAAAACGAATGGCTATATTATTTATAATAAACGTAAATGGAATTTATTGAGACACAATTAAATGGTAATTTGTTAGTTGATTTATCAAAGGATGAAATAAAAAATTTAGATAAGTCTTTAAAGAAAGATGATAAGTTAAAGGAAGCCTTCAGGTTAAGACCTCCATCTTGTGGAATAATTGTAGTAGATAATTTCTATAACAACGCACAAGGTACCAGGGATTATATTTTGACCCAAGATTTTTCTGTTAAAGGGAATTTTCCTGGTCAGCGCACCATCTCATATGCGAATCAACATTTAAAAGATGTAATACAAGCATATGTAGCACCATTTGGAGGCAAGATAACCGAGTTTCCGATGCCTTCTTCAGAAAAAGATATAAAAGATACACTTGATACAAAATCGGTTTATAATGGTTCATTCCAATACACAACATCAAGAGAGAGGTCATGGATACATGCTGATGGTTGGAATAATTGGGCAGGTGTTCTATATCTAACTCCTGACGCACCATTATCTGCCGGAACTGCATTTTATCGGTTCAACAATGGCGAATATTCTGAAGAAGATGTAAAACTGTTGAATACAAAGGACCAAATAGACAAGTTTAGTCAAGATTTAACTAAGTGGGAACTAGTTGATAGAGTGGGTAATGTCTTCAATCGTCTAATTCTCTTTAATTCCAAGCGTTTCCATATGTCGATGGACTATTTTGGCGACACTAAGGAAAACAGCAGGCTATTTCAGGTATTCTTTTTCTCGACAGAACGTTAAAAAATATAATTAAATAATTTAAAATTGTTATTTAATTATAAATAATGACAATCACAATTACAATTACATCTTTCTAAAGGCAATTTGGTATCCTTTATAAATTATTTGTAAACAATGTTTGTTTGTTTGATATAAATTGTCTATACAACTAGTTATTTCACTGGCACCATAATCGTCCATCCAAATAATACCATTGTATTCAATGATTTGTAAACAATTATTGAAATCTGTGATAATATCGTCTAATAAATGACTACCATCAATGTAAATAAAATTAAATGATTTATTATTCTTCTTATAAAAATCAATGCTATACATTTCCTCAACTAACACCTTATTGTAGTTTTTACTTTTTTTAATATTATTATAAAAATGTGTTTTGGTATTATTATTTAACGGTGAAGTAGTGTCATTTATAGAAAATGGGTCGACACACGTTATATGTGATTGTTCATTATCTAATAGATTGTCTGAAAAAAAACACGCAGATGCTCCTTCATATGAGCCAATCTCTAATATTTTATTGATATTTGATTTATTTACATAATTAAACAAGATTTGTTTTATTTCACTATTTATAAACCAAGTATTTGTAAATGTATATTCATATTGGTAAAGAATTCTAGGATACAGCTCATGATAATGGTTAATTCCAGATGAATGTATCGTATATATTTTGGGTTCAGAAATATTTTGTAACACCCAGAATTCCGGTGCCATTTTCATGGGAACATCTTCACTTAGAAAATTCAGTGTTTTAACATAACTAGATTTAGCCCACCAAAAATTTCCAGGATAATGTTTATATGGTAATTCGGAATAGTTACAGCCAACCGTTTGAATATCTGAATCTAATTTGTTAGTACATTTGTCATATTTTTCAACTAAGAAATACAACATCATATCCGTCCAGTCATTTATACTTTGTATATCATTGTCATATGAGTTGCCTTTGGTGTGTAAATACAATATATAACTGTCTGGATTTTCTTCGGAAAATCTCTTAACCGCATTTATAGTAGGGTTCTCGTATAATAACGGATTTTCACTATAATTTGTTAGTATGTATTTGTCATTTGTTTTTATGTTTGTTTCTAAAAAAGTGTTATATTTGTTTTCAATTGGAATCCCAATATTATTTATAAAGACATTATCAATAACATTAATCAGTCCACTTGAATTAATTTTGTCTACAATATAATCTAATTGTTTGGTTCCATTTTTTGAAAATGTACAACTATGGATAAAGCAATATTTCTTTGCTAAGTTTACTTCTTTTACTTCTTTTATTTGTTTTTGATAAACAAGATAATTATTACATTGTAATCCAGTTTTTAACAAATTATCTAACAAATTATCTAGCTGATGTTGTGTTTTACATACAACTCCAAGTCCAGCAGAATGAGTAAAGTAAAACTTAGGGTATTCTATCTCACTAAAAAACTTACCCACTGTGTCAGCATATGCGATTACATCATGCATTATGATTACAGAATTGTTTGTAGTTTTAACAGACCATTTTTCAAAATCATTTCTGACTGCCTCATAAGTATGTAGTCCATCAATATGTAATATATCTATTTCTTTATCAAATGTTAGTACAACGTCATCAAAATAACCTTTAATTGGAATTATATTGTCGGATAATAATAATGACTTGTTTATTAATTCGGTTTTACAATCATTGAATATATTTTCAGTGGTCTTGAAACCAGCATGTATATCACCTTCAAAACAATCAATCGCATAAACAGTGCCAATATTTGGACTAGATAAACAAAAAGTTGAATGTCCATAATCTACGCCTAATTCAACAATAATACTCGGTTTAATATATTTTACCAAAAACATACTGAATTCAAAATGACCTTTCCAAGCACTATCATAATAGTTGTTATTAAGAATATGTAATAATTTTTGCTCTCTTTTTGTATCTGAAATGATGTAAAATGGTTTAAAATATGTATTATATAATGGAGGTAAATAATCATTGTTATAAATATCGACAAAGGTCATACTATTAATATTTGTATCGCGTCCAAATAAATCTACAGTATTATTAATCTTTTTCTGTATTTCATTTGTATCTGTGTATTTTGCCGAATTATATTCCTGGTGCGCAAAATTCTCTAATTTGTTTTTTATGAAATTAGTGTCTCCAAAATAACTTAAATGCCATCCACCATTTACAATTGTATCGCAATGTATGAATCGAATTTCTTCACATGTTAGTCCAAGCTCCTTGTATTTTTTCAAAGTTAGAATTTTACAATGATACCATTTTTCATTGCGCTTGCTGTTTAGATTGTAATAATAAAAGTCTTGTTCTAATCGACTAATACCATTTATCACGTTTATCTGTATGTTTTTAATTTTTCTTAATGTATTAGGGTCAGGGATTTCATCTAAGTCAGCAATAATAATAACGTCATCAGAAGACAAATTATTGTCAATTTGTTTTAAACCTTCAGCAATACTGTTTCGTTGATACTTCTCATTGCTCCACTGGTCACCTTTTGAAATATTAATATTATCCTTAGTAAATGGCATATCAACTATTACATGAATAATTTTGTCGGAAAACTGTTGAAATAGATGTCTATTTTCATGAAAATATAATGACTTGTTTAAACCGACAAATGTCTGTCGCGCTTCCACTATTATAAAATGGTCTACTATATTGTATAGTAAATTTAGTCTATATGTAAGCATTTCTACTTCATTATAGAATATAAAACAGTCAACAATTTTTGGTCTTGTTAAAATTCCTGATAAAGATGTTAAGTTTGCGTATGTTTCTACCTTGAAGAAATCATTGTACTTGATAATTTTCAAATTATCGGGATATTTTTCAATAAAGTTATTAGACAAATTGAGGCACTCTTCTGACAAAATGTTGTATCCAGATGCCAATAATCGGTCACAGCGTATGTGCTCAAATATTTGGGCGTCTTGACCGCAATCGGACCCATGAATATTTAACAATATGTGACAAGTAGCAATTTGTTTGTCCCTAAATTCTTTGAAACCTTGTATCACCCTCACAGTATATCCATTGTTTTTTAAAAAATCAACTACCGCTAAACGACGCTGTACAATTACTGGATTTTCACGTGATATAATTCCAAAGTCGTATATCTTTTCTGTATTTTGTTTCAAGTTTTTTAAA